GCACCGCTCTGTTCACGTACAACTCGTAGTAACTCTTTTACATTATCCAGCTTACCTTCCGCTATTTTAGTGATAGCGTTTAGGTCAAGTAATCCTAGGCTAAACTTCTTGGCGCTTTCAGGTACGGGAGCAAGTAGGCTCTTGACGATACCTCGTTCACCCACTTCTTTGAACGTAGGCACACTCTCATACATGTTTTCAAATGCGTCTCTGGCTTTACCTATGACTGAAGCGTTGTACAAGATACCCGAGCCACGCACCCCTTCGTAAGGCGCTAATATGTCTTCTATGAGTCTGTCTGCGGTACCTGCAACGTCACTTGGAGTGCCTGTTATGCGACGTATAAACTGCTTAATGACATCTAGTACACGTTGGAACACTGTGGTCTTGTCGCCATCGACTGGTATGGTAGCTAGATGCTGTCTGAACTTGTAGTTACCAAATACTTCTGCAACGAACTCTTCTACCGATTCTGATCCGTAGTACCCATCCATATACGGCTTGGCGTAGTTGTACAAGTTGGTCAATTGCTTGGTAGTCGCACTAGACGGTTTTTGCAGTTCTTGAATCGTAGCTGCGTGCGCCATTTCATGCAGTAGGTTATGTGCGGTAACACCAGCCGTATCATCAAGCAGTATGACGTTATCGATACCCGCATCTTTGTCGCTGTATATAAAGGCACCCTTGGTGTTAGCTTCTTCATCCAATGCTGCACGGTAACGTTTACCGAGTTCGTCAGTAGGCTTGGCAGGTACGATAACAACGCGGGTATCCCCAACGAAGTTAACTAACTTAGAAGCAATCTTTGCTACACGCGGGTTGTCAGTAGCGTACGCTAAAGCGGTCAAGGCACCTTTCAGGTTACCTTCTTTGATGTTCTTGATGGTGTTGCTATCGAGCTTCGCATCTAGGTCAGGATCAAACTGCGCTTGTATGTTGAAAGCACTTTTATCGAAACGTCTTTCTCTTTGTTTTCGTTTGGCTACTTGCCGTATTCCCGCTCTATCTTTATCTGTCTCTACGATGTATTGACCAGACGCTATTAACTCCGCTTCTATTTCTTGCAGTTCCGCTTCTTTCGCTTTACGTTTTGCTTCTAGTTCAGCTTCTGCAAGGGTTGGATCTTCTTTACCCTTAACCGCAGCCCTTTCTTTAGCGGCGGCAGCTTTCGCTCTTTTAGCTAGTCCTTTTTTAGGTTTAGCTTCTTTTTCAGGTTTAACCGCTAGGTTACCACGCACCCCTGTACCACCCGCTACCGTTGCTTTCTTAGTGCGAGCTTTGACTTTAGGTTTAGGCTTGGGTCTGGGTTTACTGACTGCTTTAGGGAACGGGATCGTAGAGAAGTCAACCGTTGCTGCACGGCTGTCCAAGAAGTCTTTGAAGGCCGTACTAGGCAAACCAACTTTACCCGCTAGACTTTGGTATAACCTACGCATACCCGCAGCAACGCGTGCAAAGAACTTATCAACAACGGTTAGTGGTTTTTCGGAAGTTACAGCCCAACGAGATACTTGGTCGGCAAACCATTCTGCACCAATATCAGCACCGGGGCGCGGGTCTAAAAGGTACTTTCTAGCCCTCGCACTCAGTTGAGCTACAGGTATGTCAAGCATCTCAGGGTTTTTTGCTATCGCTGTTTTTGCTGACGTACGCGAACGTAAAGAGTTTATAAGCTCCCCAAACGTTCCTGCCTCTGCCTTAGCCCGCCATTTTTGATACTCAGCTTGTATGGCTTCCTTTTCTTGTTTAGTGGCATTTTGGTATTCAGTTTTTTCAAAGATATGCCCTATCTCATGCGCTAATACTTCTATGCTTTTTGATACGCGAACCTGTGGGCGCATAACAAGTACATGGTCGCCATTCTCTAATTGTTGCGTGTATCCTTGGGTACCTCCACTCATAGATTCCGCCCCAGCTATACGGTTAAAGGGGCCATATAAGTTTTTAAGTTTTACTTCTTCGGGATTACTAGCGTCTTCAAAAGTTGTTATGTAAACACGGTCTTTTAAACCCAGCAACGATATAAACTGCTGCGCGGTATTCGCAAGTTCTTTGGGGAAATTGGTAGAGAACGATGTAGTAGCCCCTTGTTGGAAAGGCCCGTCAGGGTTGCGCTTGTGCGTTGTTTCGTCTATAGCAACGGCTTTTCTTTTCGCTTCTCTTAACTCCGCAAGCTCCGCTTCACTAAATACTTTACGCCAAAATACTGGGCTTGAGACATCTCGTGGGTTCCCACTAAAACGTGCTACCGTACCGTCTTGTTGTTTTATAGGTATATAAAGAACTTCATTCGTGTTTTCAGCGTAACCTTTTCGTAACGCAATATCCTTATTACCCCAAATAGGGTCAAAACCTGCGAGTCTAGCCCAGCTAACATCTTTGGGGTTGAACTCTAACGTTTCGGGTTTTTCTTCAGTAGGTTTTTGCTTTGCCTCAAAAGCAGCAAACGCTTCTTGTGCAAACTGAAAGTTTTTAAGTGTGCTCGTTTGCTCTTCATCTAGATCAGCAGTTGCTACTAGCGTACCACCTTCTTTACCCGCTATTCTTTCTGCTGTTTTCTTTACGGTATAGAACCTAGTCGGTTTACCCGGTATAAGTACAGTGTAGGGTTTGAACTCGAATTTGGAATTGAGTGGGTAGTTAGCACCGGAGGTAGCGGCTGGGTCTAATTCCACCGTTGGTGCAGCAGGGGGCGCTACATCAGGTTCGTCAACAGCTACATCATCAACAGCTACTTCAGGTTCTACCGCTACTTCAGGTTCTACCGCTACTTCAGGTTCTACCGCTACTTCAGGTTCGACAGGTACTTCAGGTTCGACAGGTACTTCAGGTTCTACCGCTACTTCAGGTTCTACCGCTACTTCAGGTTCTACCGCTACTTCAGGTTCTACCGCTACTTCAGACTCAGCCGTATCCGTTGGGGTAGTAGGTGGCGCAGGTGGTGCAGGTTGGCGTTTCTGACCAAACAGGCTTAATTGATCTGGTGACACACCCTCTAGCTCTTTGACTAGGTTATTCCTAGCTTTGACCCCTATCTTTGGGTCATCAACAAACTTTGCTAACTTCTTCCGAACTTCCGGGTCATTGATATCTTTATCAGTAACACTTTTACGTATAGCAGCTTTTGGGCTAACGCCTAGCGTATCTAAAAATTCTTTGGTAAGTATCTTCGGTTCTGGGGCAGGTTCACTGGCACCTGAACGTGCTGCCGCTGTACGCACTGCTTCAAGTTTGGTTTTTTGTTCTGGGGATAGAGCTACCCCTGCTGGGCCTATACCTTCAAAACTTAACTGCTCTGGGTCTGTAGCAAACAGCTCACCTTCTACAGGGGTTTTCGTACCATACACAAACTGTCTGACAGCTTCTATCTCTACGTCTGTGTACTCTTCTTCAGGCTTACCGCTATCTAACAACGTAGGTACATCTACCGATTCTACAGTCTCTTCTACCGCTACTTCTTCCGCAGGCGCAGGTCGTGCGCTTTCAGGTAATGCAGCAAGTTCCTCTTCACTAAGTATGGCGGTCTCTGCATCGTCAGCAAACAGGTCGCCTTGCTCTTCAATTTGAGGGGGTAACTCCCTTTGGCCTTCCTCTGCAATGCGCGAGTCTCTGCTAATACCTGCGGCACCACCACCCAACGTACCACCAATCAGACCAGCGGCAACGGCGGTTTCAATGTATCCGTCTATGGCTTCTTCGCTGTCAAGCTCTAATCCAGCTTGTGCACGTTCGATTAATGTTTGTCCGAGTTCAGTAGGCACCTCAACAGCGGCACCAGTACCAGCACCTTTAGTGACGCGAGTAAATAATCCACCTGCACGAATGGCTTTTTGTGTGGGTAATAGCCGACCTACCATCAACCGTTCAGCGAAGGCATCTAGGGCAGCTTGTGGTAACGAGTTTAGGAATGCAGCACTTTCGCTCATCTCAACGCGAAGTCCCTGCTGTATAGCTTCTTTCTGGGCTTCACGGTTATTACCGTAGAAGAACGGTATTTGTGACAAGGCAGCGCCAGCAAGACCGCCAACAATAGTACCTATCCCCGGCACAAAAGATCCAGCGGCGGCACCAGCCGCAGCACCAGCACCTAAGCTAAGGCCAGTCTGTGGCGCAGTTTCACCAAGGGTTTCAAGGAAGTAGTCTAGCCCAGTACCAACGCCCTCTACGTCTTTTAAACGCGTAGCCATCGCTTCTTGTTCGGCTAATTGGGCTTCGTTCTCGGCAATCATTTCAGCGCCGAACTCTTCTACCCCTTCTAACCCAAGTACACCACCAAGACCTTCAAGAGCAGACCCAAAGCCACGACCCGCAACGTCAACACCACGGGATAAACCACGACCTAACGCGGTAGTATCTTCGTATTCTTGTTGCGCTAACGCAGCGGCTAATGCTTCTCTTGTCTCCGCTAGTTCGTCGTCAGTTGTATCTTCTTGAGGGACTTCTTCGCGTTCTAGTTTTAATTTTCTGTAGGCGGCGGCAACTTTATCAAAATCTCCAGTACCTTTTTGGTCTTGATTATCTACAATCCACTGAGCGAAATCTTCTAGCCTAGCCATTTTTATTTAGCCAATATCGATTCTGCTTCATTCACTATATCTAACCCAACGCTCCCAACCCCTAATGCGTCGAACTCAGCTTTTTTAGCGTTTTTCAACTTAGTGAACTCTAACCTTATTACAGCTTCTGCTTTTTCTAATGCTTTAGGGTTGTTTTTATACTGCGGGTTAAATGATAACGCATCTATAGCTTCTCGCTGTACTTCTTCTAACTTGGCATTATATTTACTAACAGCATCTGCTGCTCTGAGTCTAAGTTCTTGATTGCCTTGCTCAACCTTCGACGCACTAAAAGCTGCTTGAGCATTTGCCTCTGCTGTTCTTACAGCTAACATTGCGGTGTCGTAGGCTTGTTTGTTCTGTGCTTTGATGATATTCAACGCACTTGTACTAGCAAGTTCATCAGTCTTCAACTTCATGGTCTGTTTGAATTGGTCGCTTTGGGCCTCTATCCTTTGCTCAAACTGCTTTTGGTCTTGTTCTAATTGTTTACCTAGAGTGTCTACTCGCTGCTGCCCTTGTGATATTTGGGCTTTAGCTAACTCTCTGTCTTCTTTTGCTTTTAACAAAGCGTTGCGACGTTCTCTAATACCAGCCAAACCTTCTTTACGTTCTTTTTCTTCAGCTCTTACAGCTTCACTGATACCTAACCCAAAGCTGGCAAGTGCGCCCCTATTACTAGCAGCGGCAGGTCTTTTAGATGCATTAATAGCGGCGTCAGTAAGACGATCAAGCAATCTTCTGGTATTACTGCGGGTATCTGTTAAACCTGCTTCATCTTTTTCAAGATCCTCAAGTTGTTTTCTTTCTAACGCTTCGTATCTTTGGGCTAATGTTAACGGGGTAGTAGCTCTACGACGCAACAGTTCTGGAGCTTGTGTCATTTTCTCTAGTGGTCTAATAGACATACCGCCCAAACCTAACGATGCCGCATTTTTAGCGAACTGTCCTTTCGCTGCTTCATCAGCCGCTTGCTGCCTACCAGCTTGTATAACTTCAGGATCGAACATCATACCTTCTGGGCGTACTGGTTCTTGTTGAGCTAACGCAGCGTCCATCTGCTCTTGTATAGATAGCGGGGCTTCTACTTCTTCTACAGCGGCAGCGGCGGCTATATCAGGTTCTCCAGCAGCGGCAGTAACTACTTCCTCCTGCGTAATTTTCTCGGTCGCAGGGGGTAAGGTGGATTCTAGAGGTTCTGCTACAACGGTATCCGAAACCATACTTGTCATAGGGTCAAGTATAGGTTGGCGTAATGGTGCAGCGGCACGGGCACGGTCAGCAGCACTAGGTGTTCCTGATAACCTATCAAGTTTTTCTTGTTCTTCAGTATCTTGCCTTCTAGCTGCTGCTAGTTTACTTGTGTACGATTCACCAATACGCTGTTGAATTTCTTCGTCACTCATACCTCTAGAGCCGTATACGCCTTTGCGGTATGCCTCAACTGTAGTAGGTGTTTCTCTTTGTATCTGCCTAAGTAATTCTTCATCACTTAACGATGAGGCAAGTTTAGGGTATTGCCTACGATATTCTTCGAGAAGTGATCCTACTGACCCACCAATGTCAAACCCAACAATACCGCCGTTGTACATACGATTTAGATTCGGTGCAGGTTGTGAGGGTATGCCTTGGGGACGTTGTGGTTGCCGTCCTTGCTGTTGCATACGCTGCTGTTGTTGCCGTTGCTTCTGTGCAAGTACGCCAGCTACGCCTTTAGTGCGGTCACGCAAGTTCTTCATACCCGCTAGGTCAGGTGCCATCTTTTCTTTTTCAGAAGCAATAAGCGTCTGCTCTAACTGGTCAGCTACAGTCGGTGGGTTACCCTGCATCTGCAACGCGGCAAGTTGTTTTTCCTTCTGTACTTTCTCTGCGGCACGTTGGGCTGCAATCAAGTCAAGGATGTTTTTACTCTGCCCATACTGTTGCATTAATGCGTTAGGGTCATTCTTCATCCTAGCAGCGCGTTGAGTAATTTGTTGGTCAATACCACCCATCGGATTCATAGCCATTAGTTCCACCCTTTGAACAGATCAAGAATACCGCCAGCACCACTTATAAACTCGCTTAATGCACTGGGTTCTTGGTAGCTATACTGCTGTGCGCCGATAGGCAACCCTTGCAGCAACGACTGCTGATACTGTACTTGTTTGTACGGGAAGTCACGTTCTTCTTCAAACTGCGCTAGATCTGCGGTTAAGCCTTCCTGTTCAATAGCGCGTTCTTGTGCGCCAAGGTTGGCTTGTGCTGCTAACGCTTCTAAACCATACCGATTGGCAGCGTCTTGTGCTGTTTGTAGCCTACCTTGCTCAACGTTAAATTGGTTCATAGCCTGACTATAAGCGTCTTGGTACCCTTGACCTGTAATACCTGCTAGGTTCTGCGCGAGATTACGGCTTAATTCCGACTCCATAATTGCTTGACGTGATCCACCATAAGCACCAGCTTTGGTTAATCGCCCTGCGTCAGCAAGCCTAGTTATTTGTGCTTGTCGTCGTGCTTCTTCAATCTGCGGGTCTAACGCGGCTTGAAGGTATGGATTCATATAATCCTGCGCTGCTTGCGCTGTGAACTGCTGCGGCTGGAAAGCCCCCATCTGTTGAGTGGGTACTGCAAGTCCTGCTACACCTTGAAACGCTGCTTGTTGTCCAGCAGATTGCCCAGCGGTGAGTGGCCCTGTATAAGCCTGATACCCCTGATTAGCAAGAGCCTGACCCTTGCCAAGCATCTCAGTTACATAGGGTGCTGCATACGGCGCTAAAGAACTTGTTTCTGAAGTTGGGTCACCTACGGCCATAATCGTTACCTACTTGGTATAAATTTGTTAGGGTTAATTTCTGTACCCTGTTTTGTATTGCCGGTGCGTGCTTTGCGTACTCTATCCATCATGTTGTACAGATTCTTCGCACCCGCGTTAGAATTACCATTACCCAAATGACTTACCACATCAGCAGGGACGACAAATTCACCATCACTTAAACGCGCTTCTTGGGTGCCATCGATGCGTGCAGGAATTTCGTCAGCCATACCGTCTGTACTGCCTCCTAGGTAATAACCCGGATTGGCGGATCTCCCACCAGCAGAATATCCATTGTACCTTCTGTTGTACGCAGAAGCGGCACCACCTCCATTTAAGGCAGCTATGCCGCCATACTTGTACTGTGAAGTAAAATCAGAAAACCCACCTTGATTAGATACTGGGTTAGTGTTGATTACGCCTGAAGCGGGGCCACTACCATCGTTACCCATTGTCATACCAGTAGGGTCAGGAGGTGTAACAGGGCCGGGGTAAGGCATCATATTACCAACATTAGCGCCTTGTAGTTGCGCTGCTTGCGCTGCAAACGCTTGTTGTGCTGGTAGTTCTGAACCACGCGGGGTATACGCATAGTCGGTAAAGTATCGTTGGCCTCTACTGCCGGGACGACGCTCTGGATCATAGGTTCCGGGGACACGGCCCCGCACGAAAGAATAGTTTGGTATAGTAAAAACTGCGTTACCCTTAGAGTCAGTTGTTACACCGCCCGCAGAAGTATCTGTAGTATAGGTATTACCAAACATTAACTGTGCTTCAGGCAACGCGGCTAGACCCGCTAACGTGTCGGGATCAGCATTCTCACTCATTATGGCGAGTGCGTCAGTGTAGTAATCAAACAAACTCATTAGTTGTCTCCATAAGACATTATCTGCATGATTTCATCAGTAAAATCATAATCTACTTTACCCCCTTGCGCCATACCCCCGATCTGCAATGGGCCTGACATGATACTGCGTTTTTGAGCAATTTGCTGCTGTTGGGCACGTTGGGGGCCACCATAAGGTGACGGGAATAACCCTTTTTGTTGGGGTGTAGCAAAGATATCCGAAAAATCGTACATGTAGTTGATTCTTGCTGGGTCAGGCGTCGATACATCTACCCTACGTCCACCAGCGTCACCCGCGCTCATCATAGCGTTAAATAAAGCGGTTTGACCTACAAGTTGACGCGTGTCTGCTGCTTCACTACTTATTAAGCCTTGCGTTACTTCCGCTGAATCATCTATGTAACCTTGTAATTCAAGTTGGCGTTGAGCAGCGTCAGCGTACAAACCAGTAGCAGGGATTTCACCTACACCTTCTACCCCTGCGTCAACGAACCCCTGCAATAACCCAATGTCAAGATCGTTGATAATCCCATCGAAGTTAACGTCATACAGACGTATATCATTGTTGATGTCAGTGATAGCTTCTTCTTCGCCCAGAAGCCCAACAATACCGTCTATATCCTCTTGCGTTATTTCAGAAGTAGGTACACCGATAATGTTGCTAATGTAGGTAAGATATTCGTCAGTGTTGTCTTCTGACTCTGATATGGCATCTAAAATAGTTGATTCTGAACCGGCAATACCTGCGTAAATACCTGTTGGTAAAGTCTCATCTTCAGGGGTATTAGGGTCGTCTACATCTGCACCGGGGCTACCTATAAAATTCTTCAGGTCAGTGTTGCTATCACCTATAGCAGTGAGAACTTGTTCTATCGTGTACTGACCATCGCTGGTAAACGTGTTAATCGCATCTATTATTGCGTCACGTTCCGTTTCGCCCGCAGCCCGATTTGCTTCGATAGTAGCGAATAATCCGGTAGGTAGCGTCTCATCTATTTCGGTGTTTGGGTCATCTACTTCTGCACCGGGGGTACCTAAAAATCCAGATATCGATGTAATTTGTCCGGGTACATCCCCGAGAACGGTGTCTATATAATCTCGTACGCTTTGGTTACCTTGGTCTACGTACCCGTACAGCCCGCTACCTTCATCTACATTAGGAGTGCTTGGGTCATCAGGAGTACCAATTAGATCTATTGCGGTATCGTAGTCTAGCCCCGCTTCATAAAACTCAAGGTATACTCCGGTACTTTTGTCTGTTAGATTGCCTTCTTCATCGAGGTCGGGTACACCTACGATCCGCTCTACATCTTCAGTGGTGGCTAGGTCTTCAACGGCAGCATCAATATAGCCGTATAAACCTGTACCTTCATCTTGGTTGCCTATGGCTTCTTCTATGTCGTTAATAGTAGCACCGGCGTCAAGCATCTCGCCATATAAGCCCGTACCAGTACCAGCGACTAACTCACCTGCGTCATCATAGGCTGGAGGTATACCTACTGCATTTATAATATCTTGTGGTGTGGCCGCACCTTCTATAGCAGCGAACACCCCTGTCGCCTCTTCAGTCACCTCTCCTGTAATTGGGTCTACATATCCCGCAGGGGTACCTAGGATGTCTTCTATCTCATCAGTGTCATAACCAAGCGCAGTTAATGTGGCCGTTACAGTCCCATCTTCTCCAAAGTAAGTATCTAGTGTGTCTTGTACACCCTGAACAGTAGCGTAATCAGTAAGAGCTTCGCCTATTAGTGTATTTATGTCTTCGTCACTACGCGTAGTATCTTCGGTGATATACCCGTTATCCGTTAGGTAAGTACCTATTGCACTAGCTAAATCTTCATCAGATATCTGTGTATCTTCAGGTAAATCTAGTTCGTCTATGATGCCTTGAGCTAAGTCTTTTATTTCTTCGTCAGTACGTACTGTATCTTCAGGTATATCCAGTGCATCGATAGCATCTGCAAGTTGTTGCTGCGTTACATACGAATTGGGGTCTACATCATCTGGAAAACTACCGTAAAACTGGTCAGCGGCTTCGGAATCTGTAGCGCCCGGTTCTACATCGTAGATACTTGCTGTCTCTCCACCTGCTTCGTCTTCTTCGTCTTTATCATCATCGGGTTGTTCGTATATAGGAAGACCCGTTTCGGGGTCATAGCCTGTAGCAGCGTTACCATTCTCGTCTACTTGGGGAGCAATATTTCCGTCTTCATCAACTTCTAGCTCAAACGGGTTGGGGTCACCTTCTTTCCAATCAGGGTTTGCTAGTAACCCTAACGGAAAAGATCTAACTACCTCTCCCGCAGCGCCAAGAATTTGCACTGTTTGCCCTGTAACTTGGGCAACAGTTTGTTTTATACCTTCTTTGACCTGAGTAATAATCCCTGTTTCAGGGTCTACCAATAACCCGGAAGGGGTAGACGGCCCTATATAAGTACCGTTTTCATCAAATAACGGGATAACTATTGGAGGGCCATTCACAGGAAGCGGCACGGGGATTTTTACGTTTGCCCGAACTAACGCACCAGTCGGGTTGGATGCAGAGGCACCTCCGGGTTCAAATACAATTTCAAGCGGAAAACCGGGTAGCTGATCTTCAAAAGTAGGGAAATACTTTTTTTCTATCTGTTCTTTAAGTATTTCTTCCCATGTTTTAGGTCTACCTCCGGGGCCAGTACCAAACAACAAGTTGCGTACCCCAGTGGCGAGTTTAGTTATGGATTCTTTAAATCCCCCAGATGCTGCCGTAGACGTTAACGACATTATCATTGATTCATCAAAGGCGGCTTCTGAACCATCTCCCGGCGGGACAGACTCTTTTACTTGTTCTGCATACTCTTCAGGAGTTTGACCTGCTGCCTCGGCTTGAGCTTCAACGTCTACCCCTAACCGCTCTAGCCTCTCTATTACTTCATCAGTTGTAACTTGTAGCGGGTCTATATACGCCCCGATGGATTCTGCGGTGGGATAGTTATCCGCTAAAGCAGCTTCTCTAAGTTGCTCCGGGGATGGTTCGTAACCAAGTTCTTCAAAAATCCCCGCTGCGACTTCTATCTTCTTTTCTTCTATATATGTTTGACTACGTTCAGTAGTTTCTCCACGCAGTATAGCGCCATATTCTTCGTAGAAATCAGTGAAAGCATCGGTACCATACGTAGGCATGTTATCCACGCCAAGGATATCTAATGCTAAGTCTGACGCGGTTCGGTTAACCCATGCACGGACTTCATTTTCACTAGCCCCCGTAGTGACTTGCATCAACGTAGAAAATTCTTGGGGGTATAACTGTTGTAAAGTGCCGAGTATTTGAGGTAAATTTTCGTCTGTTAACGTACCCGGAGGTAGGTCAAAAAGCGATTCTGCCTGTCCTTTGAAATCTTCAGAATCAGGTATACCCCCTGTAGCCGCAGAAAACCTTCTTGTATCAAGACTAAAAAATGGGTTAGGAGATGGTGCCCCAGCTCCCGTACCGAAAGAACCAATACCGCCTTCGAGTATCTGTCCTAACGTGTTTCCTATAGTACCTAAAGCAGAGGTTGCTGTTTCACCTGCGGCTTGTAGTTTAGCTAATAAACTCATTGAGGTGCCCTCCCTACAAGTTTCTGGGAGCCTACAATTAAATGCATGTAACTTTTATCTGGTAATGGGAATATGGTTATTTTTGAATCGGTACGCTTCAACAATCTACCAAAAATGTACAAACACCTACGAATACTACAATCAGCCACAGCCGTGAAATGCGTAACATTGTGGGCTTGCAGTCTACCAAAATACGCGACACAATTTACGATAAAATTCTTACCAGTATCTGCATTAAACACTTGTCCATTAGCTCGCCCATTAACCACATCGTAGATAAATATGGTGTTGCCTATCTGAACAAAGTCGTCCATTTGATATAAGTGCTTCACGCATTGATCTACGACCTTGGTTTTATCGTCTGCCCCAAAACCAATATTACCCCCAACCACTTGCAGTAATTCTTTAAGGGCTAAAACTTTATCTTTTTTGCTATCTACGACCATCATATCAGTTTGCTATTAGCACCCCCTGAAATGATGCGCCGACGGTTACGTTGGTGGTATCGGCGCTGGCTCGGCATTCTATATCTGACTTTTCAGTAACGCTGAACGGGTAATCAAAGGGTAGTACAAGCAGGTTGCTTTGTACCGTCTGTATGATCCTTGTACGGAACGTGTTTGAACCAAAGTCTCTAGTCACGAACTTAGCGGTTACGTTCTTGTTAGCAATAGCGATAGCTGCTGTAAACGTAACATCGTCAAGAAATAACGTGAACCCTGCGGGAACTGTATACACTGACATCTGACTTTGGTTGTCGCCTTGTACAATCTGGCCGTACGTTATTCCGGTAGGTACCCCACTGGTAACCCCACTATTAGCGACATAGATCGTACCCGCAGCAGTGCCGCCTGATCCTGAAGTAACAACAAATATGCGGTTAACCCGCAACCAACCAGAAGCATCGCCAATCTGCACTTGAGTCTGCCCGTTCATGCTGACGGTGATGGTCTGAGCTGCGTAGTTCTCGTCTAAACCTTCTACTGTGACAGTTTGTGCGCCCGTACCCGCGCTAGTATCTGCCGTACTTGAACTACTGATAAACGCAGTAAATGCAGCCGTGGGCCAAGGATAATCACCCCCAGTGCTCCATACCGTCTCTTCAACACCATTAACATCTGGATTGGTACCGAACTTGTACAACGTAGAAGCACCAGCGATCTGGCCTTTAGCTACTTGTAACTCGTATGGTTCTTGGACTGCCATAGCGTTTCTCAGCGCGTTGTCTAGCTGGTTAAAGTATATCCGAAGTACATTATTAAACTGCTCAAATGACTCCTGATCGTATACCTGTGGGGCATAGGGCAGTGCTGGGGCACGGAACGGAACGTCATATCTGGTATTGTCTCCAGCCATTAGCGTCGTCCATCAGGCCGCATATCCAACCTAGGTGAGCCTAACTGCCATGTTACACCCGATCCGGTAGACTCTATCTTCATCACCATCTGCCGCCCACGAACTCGCGTATTTAGCTGCCCGGTAAACTTTTCTATAGGTAACACAGCAGATCGCGTAATCGTACCATCATTTGACCCACCTACCGAAGCAGGGGAGTTGTACCCAGAGCCAGAGTTCTGCATAGGCAATAGCGTCATAACGGCGCTCGGTGACTCTGTTGTAGATCCGTCAAACGTGATATCAGGAAGTACACGCCAGATAAAGTTGAATTGATGTCCGTCATCTAGATCGAACTCAGCAGTAGTGGCATATGCGTGTATTGGCGCACTGGTCACTAGCTCATTATTATCGACGCCTTCTTCCTGATTCACGAGATTGTTATTGTAAGTCGCAGCCAACGGAAAGTCTCGTAATCCCGAATCTAACCATGCGGTGCGGTCCATTGTGCCGTAATACCAAATGTTATCCAGATAGTTATACACAACGTACTTGTTGGCTGTTTGTGAATCAGCAGAACAGTAGAACCACCAGATCTCGTGGTATGACTCTACAGTCCCCGCAAACACTTGCCGATACTGCTGGGCATTAAAATCGTTAAAGATAAACTTGCGGAGGTTACAAGGTAGTGGTTGGGTGCGACCATCGTACTTATAGAACTTATCCACACCCATCCAGTAGGCCACACCATTGGCGTACGCTACCGCATTTTGAGAGGCGATAGAGATATTTTCACCTACAAGCTGCGCTCCCCATACCACTGGGGCACCGACGTACTGGAGGGCATATAGGGCCGAATCTGACCATACCAAAACTTCTTGACGGGCTTGTTTAGCCGCTATGATCTCAGTGCCTCTAGATAGCTGTAGGCTACCTGCTTGGTTAGTTGCCGCAGGAGTCCACTGGGTAGAGTCTTCTTGGTCTGACCAACGGATTAACATCGGGTTTTTAGTGGCACTAGCAAGGGCATTACAACCAAAACAAAACACAAACCGACTGATATCTGACACCAAAATAACGTCTTGTACGGTCGGTACGTTGGCTCCTACAGGTGATACGGACGAGAGTAATACCCCCCTAGAGGTCAACCCTGACGTGGCATCCCAGTAATATATAGGCCCACCACGAGGCCCAAACAACAGATCTTCACCAAAATTAGCTTGTGACCAGAGGCGTATTTGCGTGTCAGACGTACCACCAGTGCCCCATACACCAGCACCCCAAGACCCTGCTCCCCACCCTGTAAGTGGTATTACATAGGCCGATCCGGTGTTGATTTGGTATGCCGCACTGACCGTGCCCCCACCCGTTGCTGTCGAGGAGGCGTTACTAGAAGCTGTTATGAAGTAAGTATTAGACGCAGTAGTGTCAATGGTGATCTGATATTCACCGTTTAAGGTAAGCCCACCGACCGCAGATGCACCCGAAAAAGTAACAAAATCACCTGAAATATACCCACCATTAGCGTCTACAACACTGACCGTAGGAGACCCATTGGTAGTGGTAAACGGATTAGTGAGGTTTACAGTATCACGTAAAGGTGTTATGTCGTTGTAAGCACCACCATTCTCAAGGTAGAACTTGAGGTTAGTACCGACACCAATGAGGTTTTGACTGCCTAGCGTTACCCAGTTCCATAAGGATCGACAAACACCAAGAAAGGTAGCATCCGATATACGCTGCCACCCACCAATCTTTTCCGGTGTACCTTGCCGAAAGCGAATCTTGTCGGATTCGTACCACCCACCTTCACTGGTGTATCGGGTATTCTCTCGATTAACCCCCGGTTTTAACGCTAATTTTTGTAATGGCATACATAACCCGTCACATTGATTCGCCAAACACTGGCGGTAGGGTTGTTACTACGATTGACGTATTCTGCCTCAAGTTTAGTGAAGCACCGCAATCAGAACAAGTATCTGCTTCCAACTCGCTCTCGTCTATATCATATCCACATTCGGCACATAAAATCTCTATATCGTGCGCTGGTTCAATATTGCCTTCGTCGTTTACTTTGGGTGCATGTGAGACTTTCATCGTTTTTGATACTCCCCAGAGCTAATCATCTGGCAGACTTCTAATGACCGGTCGCCTACTTGCTCTGCCCAGCGACTTCGATAAAACTCTTGACCAGCTTCTTCGTAGTTACCATCAGCCATGTGCCCCAAGGCTTTAACAAACTTACGTAATTTGGTCTGACCAATATTAAACGACAGGTCTATCAAGGCTTCTTGGCGCACGCTATCTAGCTTTGAAAACCATTCGTACTCAACCATTAACTCTTCACTAGTCGTGCTTATGTGATGCGCCGTAGTAGAAACTGATAATAGATGAGACGATTCCACCCAAATACCCAAGGACAAGATTAACAATCCCGTCATCATTCGCAGCGGGGTCTTGTAGCGTGACCAGAGCAATGTAACCACCAAAGAAAAGTACACACGCAACCGCGATAAATTTAGGCGTCCAATCACCTTTAAAAGCTGCCCGAGCATGTTGTACATCTTCTGCTTCAAGTGCGAATACATCTACGTCTAACTTCTTCATCTGAACTTGGAAGTCGAGTTCAGCTTTTTTAATTTCTGCCAACTGCTCTGGAGTAGCCGCTTGTACTGCATTGGCAATACTTTTTTCGTCGGGCTTACAGCCTAGTACGCTGGCAATTGTCTGTGCCGCAGCACCGCCCAAAGGCCCACCAAGGGCTTGACCAAGGGTAGGAGCTACCGCACCGATTAACCCTTTAATTGCTTCAAATTTCACAGCCTACCCTCGTTCATTTAAAAACATTAACCCAAAAATATAAAGCGCCTATTGTTACTCCTACACATGAAAGTCCAATAAACCCAAAGAACATCATCTCTTTAAATAACTTCTCTCGCTGTCTTTGTTTTCTCTTTAGTGCATTTATCTTTTTATCATGAGCGATTTTTGAATCTTCGATAC